ACCGTTGCCTGTAAGCCCGAAGAGTATGTGAGTCTTCGTAACAAGCTACCTGAGCATTGCCGCAACTTCTTGACTCCGTATGACGCGGCGCATTACAAAGGTGAGGGCACCAAGACGTTTGGCATGAAGCTCGGCACTGGCGCTATCGGTTACACGTTAAGCAAAGACGGTGACTTTGGCGGGTTCTACAACACGAGTGGCGTCAAAGGTGCCGGTGCGAACTGCTTGATAGAAGCGATTGGGCACGGTGCAAAGACGATGGACTGCATTGGTGATGGTCTAAGTGCGTATTACAAATGGTTCGGCTTCGAGGAAGTCAAGCGGGACAAGTGGAACCCAGAGTACGCACCGAAGGATTGGGAGACTGACCCGCTGACAAAAGGCACAACACCGGACATCGTTTACATGAAATTCACGGGCGCGTCGCGCGACCCGGAGACTGTGAGGAAACTGTATGAAGAACATCGAAGCGGTAAAGGAGCTGCTGGGGAAGGACGCCCCAAAGAATCAGGACGACCTGGAGCATCTGGCGGCGCTGATGGAGGACTTGAAGGACGGTATCAAAGACAAGTCGGCAATGAAAAAGGAACTCCTCAGCGTGCTCCATCTGCACGTGTGGTAAAAGGCTATGACCCACTACCGACTGCCGGTGAGTGTGCGCAGTTCGCCAAAGACAAACTCGGCATAGAAGCGGATTACAAACACCTAGACCCAGAGACGGCTAACGCAATCAACAGGGCGCTGTTCTTGGAAAAGCAAACGCTCGGGTCGGTATCGTTCTCGAAGATAGGCACAACGATTACTCTGCCGGAACACAACAATCTGAGCAAAGGAAAACCGCACGGTATGCTAATGCAGACGTGGTGGGATAGGTATTCAGCGAAAAACAAGCCGGAGCTGCAAATCAATGTCGGGGCGATGAATCGCTGGCTACCGCGAGTACCGAAAGGAAAGCGGTTAGGGTTTCACGTTGCCGACTCCGCAGGGAACCGGCAGCGCGGACTGATTGCTGCCGTGACGCATGAGGTCGGTCACTCGATGTGGTTGAAACTGTCACCGCATGATCGGCGCACATTTACAAAGGTCGCACAGAACGAAATGAATAACCTGTTCGCGTCGGCGGGCGGTGATGTCGAGGTTCACGTTCCGTCAGACTATGCGGCAACGAGCGTTGCTGAAATGTGGGCCGAGTGTTTTGCAGCGTACCAGACGGGTCTAGCGGTTGATAAGGTGCCTCCGAAAGTGTTGAAGATTTTGAAGCACAACTTCAAGAAGGCGGCCGCATGAATCACTGTCCCGGATGTTTGTGGCAAGACCGCTGTACGGTTTGTCAATTCAAGACGTTCATTTGCGGTGAGCCGGGCTTTGATATACCAGTCCTTGAGTTTGGCACAACGCTAGAGGGTGAATCGCTGTATGAGTTTGGCACCACGGCAACTCCGGTAGAGGATTGGCGGTAACATGATAGGCATCCAGTGCCGCGATTGTGTCAACTACCTGACCGCACTAAGCTGTAAGGCGTTCCCGGAACGCGGCGGGATACCACAGGAGTTTGTAACTGGCGTGGTGAAGCACGACCGGGTACACCCAGCGCAGACGGGGAAGTTTGTATTTGAGGCAGAGGCAGATATTGAGAAGTCGATTCGTGGTTCCGAGAAACCGGGTCATAAGTGGCTGAAGCGCACACCGTTGCCGGGCGGCGGGTTCAAGTACGTTTACACCGCGCCTGAGTTACTGCGTGAGGCGAACAAGGAACCAGCTCTTGCAATAACCGGCTGGCATACTCAGGGTGTTGCAGGCGGCACGGGGTTTGGTATTGGCTTACCCGGTCAGCGCGGGCCAGGAACTTACGTTGCCTTGGACAAGCCGTTCTATCCGAAAGCTGGATTGCTCCTGTCCGCGATTGTGAATATCCATCCGACTGAAGTTCTTGATCCCGGCGGAATCTTGGACGGAACGAATGCTGCTAAGTCTAACCGTGATTTAGATGCAGTATTTAGTAAGATCAATAAGATGTCAGAAAAGCAGTTGACTGAATTAGCTGGAGATGGAATCAGCAGAGGGCAGTTGGCCAAGCAAATCCTGTTAAAGCGTATGGGATACAAAGCAGAGGTGGGGTGGATAGAAGATTCACGAAGTGAACACGGCCGCGAGTTAGTAGTTTGGGATAAAGACAGCGTGATACTAAACAAGGAACCGGCGCACGTTGCCGATGGTCAGAGATTCTATCATGGAACTGCAAGCCCGAATCTGACTAAGTTCAGCGCAGGGTTAGTCTATCTGGCAGCGAATTCAAAAGAGGCCGCGACATTTGCTAAAGACAGCACCGTGCTAATGGTTAAGGGTTATGCGGGCACGGTTAAGGATATTTCAGGCGTGGTAGACGCAGCGGTCGCTGACGGTGATGACGTTGACGTGGTAATCGAAACCGCTGCACAAGACGCTCGGGCAGACGGTTACGGGTATGTGACTTTTACGCACCCTGGGGCCGAAGGTAATGATTTTCGGGCAACCGTTGCCGTGTGGCCGGAACGGCTCACGATACACAAGGAACCGGCGCAGGCGGTTATCCCTGCGGCTTCGGTCGATGCTCAAACGCCCGAGGCGCAACCGAATTCGAACCTTCAACCCTTGTGGGCTAAGGATAATCATAGTAAGGGGTCAAAAGTAGACTGGGAAAGTCAGGTAACAACCTAATGCCATTGACTGTTGATTTACAAATTCCGGTAGAGTTTGATAGTGATGATGCTCAGGACTTAGTAAAGGCTCTTGAGCAGTATTTTAATAAAGACCACTCGTCTGCCTTTGCAGAGGGTTGGCATCCCGTGCCGGAACGCGCAGCCCTTGAGAAACGATGGGTGAATTCGCTGGACTTCGACTGGCTTTACAATCAGGTGGTGAAGCTGTTTGATCTGCCGCTAGAGAAGGCGTTGGTATCTAGCCCCTATGGTAAGTGGCTGCGTCCTTCGTGGGAGCGGCGCATCGACAAAATCCTCAAGAAGTTCTTCGGCCAGAACTGGGACGTGCTGATAAACGAAAGCGTGCGCGTAGGAATAGACCCACGCAGTTCACTGGCAAAGCGGGTGCTCCCGGCCCTGGTTGAGCAGGAAATGAGTTGGGTCAAAATCTTCGTGTCCAGTTGGCTCAGGAAGTTCGGTCAAGACCTTGCTTACGGTGTTGCGCAAGACGTGATAACCGCCGGGCGGCACCGTTACCCGCCGCAGAGGTTAGCGTATGACTTGCGCCAACGGTTTGCAGAGAAGGATAGTGTGCCCCAGCGCGACTGGCGCAGAGTTGCTGTAACTGAGAGTAACCGGTTAGCAGAAACCGGGCACTTGGCGACGATAGGTGATATGACCTACGTGTTAGGTCAAAGCTACGGAACCGCGTGCGCTTACTGTAAGAAGCTCGTTCATGGGCGGATGTTCCTGAAGATTCAACCACCGGACAACCCGACCGAGTTGCAGTTACAAAATGCGATATGGGTCGGAAAGACAAACATGGGACGAAAACGAGCGGACTGGGTTCCGTGTGTTTCAACACATCCCCTCTGCCGCTGTTTCTTCATAACCCTAAATCCCGAGAACTGGTGGGTTGACGTTCACGGTCGGCAGCAACCGCGCGTCGGGCATGAAGCAGAGTGGCAGGCATGGCGCAAGAATTACAAACTGGAGATTGAACATGGCAAACTTTTGGAACCGCGTTAAGGACTGGCTCGTGGGCGATGCTCCTGACACGCCCGAGGAGCACCAGACGATGAAGTCTATGGAGGCGCTACAGTGTGCGGATATGTCGCCGCAGCGGGTAATTCGCGGCAAACACAAGACGCCAAAGAAGGACGGGATGAAACATCTTCGCGCGGTCGCAAAGTCTATCACAGAGGAGCACGAACATGCCGAGGATTGACGCTAAACACTTGGCGGAGGACGGGAAGCGGTTTCAGCTTATGAAGAAGCTCGCCAAGCAGATGCTAGAGCAGTTGCAGGAACTCATGGATGATGACAAAGCAGTGAAATCGCTGGCCGGTTCTGAGAGGCCCGGTCACAAGTACATTCGCCGGGCACCAAAGGCGGGTGGCGGTCACACTTACGTTTACCGAGAGCCTGCTCCTGAAGCCAGTACAACCCGCTCTGCGGAACTGGACAAGTTCGCGTCAATCGAGATGGACAGCATGCCTAACAACGCTTGGATTGCGCGGCGTCCTGATGGTTCTACGATTCGTAAGCATGAAGATGTGATTCATAGTTACCGGCACGGTACGCGCGAAGGTGCTGAGAAGACGCGGCTGAAGGCGTACAAGGCGTCCCAGGAACCGGCTGCGAAACCGGTATGGATGAAGTCACAGCTTGAGGCTCACAACGATATGCGTCAGCATCTAACATCCCTGCCAGTAATTCCGCTTGCTGACCTTAGTGTGGGGATGACGGTTGCAGCATCTCGTGGTGCGGTGTGGCAGATTGCGTCCATTTCCCAAAGTAGAAGCAAAATCATGGGGTACGTGGTGTCCATCGAAACAGGGGAACCAATTAAGGATTCGCTGTTGAAGGTGCCTCTGAAGGTGAGTAAGATCGGGGTTAGTTATGAAGCTGGTGAGGCAAATGTATCGCCTGATTATCGCAGTATATCTCCTGAGTTACTGCGAGAGGGGTTTGATGTTGCCCACTACGACGAGCGTGTAGCTGATGCCTTTGCCGCAAGTAAGCCGGTGCCTAAGATAGTAATGGACGAAG